TGAAAATGCATGTAGCAGTACTCCATCGTTATCCTTGTAGTAAGGGTGAATTGATGGATGGAGAAATGAAGTTCAAAGTGGAAGGCGAACACGTAACCGTTAGAGCAGCGGGTTGTTTGCAACCATATGTACATTCCAGCATGAAATGGTTGGAAAAAGGTTCAAAGACGGTACCAGGAGGTACATTAACTTGGGAGATTGTTCAGAAATTGGAAGACGTTTATATAGTTAAATTTGCCACTATTGTCGCCAAGGTCAACAGGCTTAAAACACCTGTTGAAATTGGTGACGATTATGATGCAATTTGTTCGGACGTATATAACGAGGCCAAGCCAAAAACTGATAAAAACTTTCAAGCACATTTGAATCAAGTACAACATGAAGCCCGCAGAAGGGGCTTGGATATACCCACAGCAATTGAACGTTTTTCTAAGTACTATTTTGAACGTAGAAGTTTAGTCCCTGAGGTTACTGATCAGATTGCGAAATCTTTTTCGGAAACTAATAACAGACTGAAACTTATGATATCATCTAGAGCTTGGATAATACGTTGGATTGTTTACTCTTTACCATGTTTTTATCTTTTGTTTTTGTTGCGTAATTATGTCCCTGTGGCATTGGAATTACTGGACAGATATGATAGCTATGTATTGCTGCTTTCTACTTGTACAGTGTTATATTTCATTCATTCTAAAGCTGACTACATAGCTAGCTTAAGCATGGTGAAGTTGTACGACTACTGTTACACTGGAGAGGATGCCATCATATCAAAAGATAAGGTTATTGAATACCACCCTCCTCGAGACGACAAACCTTGCGTACCAGGCGTATGTGCATACCCTATGGTTTACCATAGACAACATGTACCATGCATGGCGCGAAGGTGTCATCATAACACGAAGATTTGCATTGAAGGTAGAGTTATTAACAAAACCCCTGATGCTGACTGGAGTGACGTGGTGATGCCTCAATTCATGATCGACACAGCGATGAAAATCAAGCAAGACTTGGTTCCGTTTAGTTTTGATGAATGGGTTGGTAGGTTTCCAGCAAAGAAGAGGGACCGTTTGTACAAGGAACATGATGTCGACAAGTTGAAGTTTTTCAATAAACAAGAATGGAACGTTTCTAAAATGCACATTAAACGTGAGTTTTATGCCAGCACTAATAAGAAATGTAGGCCAATTCATAGTGCTTCTGTTACACTGAATTATTTAGTTGGTAGGTGGTTGGTTCCATTAAGTGAACTATTTGCTGAATACCTTCCGGAAAATATATATTTTCCAATTCATGGTGACTCAGAGGCTATTGGAGAATTTGATCATGCGCATGCTTCCAAGTCATTCTTCCAAATTGTCACTGATTACACTAGTTACGATTCCACTCAACGCGAAGCCGCTTTAACAATTATTTGTGAGTTCTTTTTATTATGTGGCGTACCGAAGTTTGTAGTTAATTTAATGTTTTCCGATGTTGAGTTCATTTTAGTCAAAGGTCCTCATGGTTCTAGTTACAAGATTAAAGCCGTCAGGTTATCTGGTAGAAGTGAAACTCTAATTGGAAACACCGTATTGACTGTTATTACATGTTTTAATGTATTCGGTCGGTGCTTAATTGCTATGATGTGTAAAGGTGATGATGGAGTGACATATTTAGGGAAAAACTTTGACCCAAGGGATATCCAACTCTATAAGGATAAATTTAAGAAACTCGGTTTCATAATCAAAATGGAAATTTCAAATGATTTCACACGTGAATTTTGTTCATCTGTGTTTATCCCAAGATTTCATACATCTGTTTTGATACCAAAACCTGGTAGATTCTTAGCAAAGACCTTATGGTGTAAGAATACTAATTATAACAGCACCCAAATTGAAGAACAATTTGCTGGTATTCTTAATGGAGTCAAAGGGACATACCTAAATTTTCCTATCCTAAGAGCGTTGTATAAGTGTGATGTGTATTTGAAATGGAAGGAAGCTCGTTCCATTAAGAGTGCGTATAATGAGTATGCCAATTATCCTATTGAGTACGATCAAGATGAAGTATACGGTTACCTAGTTGGTAGATACGGTATATTCCCATCAGATGTGGATGAAATGGAGGAAGAATTGGTTAGTGTCAAAATACCACACGCTTTGCAACATTGGGGATTTAAGAAGTTAATTGAAGTTGATTGGTCTGCCGTAGAACAGACTGATCTTTTGGAGGAGGATGAAACACCAGAAAATTATATTGACTACATGGTGGTCATTTTGAATGTTTTTATTGAAGAACTGGTGTTTTACTGCTTTCCATGGATGAGAGTGTTGGTTGGTGTCGTCGAGAGTGTTGTATATAAAAATATGTACAATATCATTCTACACACCCTCCTACTCGTGGTTTCACGCAAAATGTTTCCATTAGCGTTGATACTGCATTTGTATATTAATCTTATTGTTTGTCGCAGACTCAGCTTGTCGGCCGCAAGTTATACTGCATACAGTAATATGGTTAAGAATAGAAAAAGACAGACTCAGAAGAGAAAACCTAGACGCAATCCTCCCACGAGGAGAGAT